GCGACCGGAGGCGGTGAGGTCATCCCCGGACCACCTGGTCCGAAAGGCGATACCGGCCCGCAAGGCCCAAAGGGCGATCCCGGCACATCCGGAGTTTCGTCGGGTCTTGGTCTGATCAACGTGCTGGATCATGGCGCCAAGGGTGACGGCGCGACCAACGACACCGCCGCGATTCAGAACGTGCTGGACGCTTACGCGGGGAAGGCCGTGGTGTTCATCCCGAACACCGGGTTGCCTTACATGACCAACCCGCTGCGCGTGTCCTCGAACGCGGAGGTGCTGATCCACGGGACTTTGTTGTTGCGTCCCGGCGCGTCTCACGCCCTCCTCGCTTTCGATAATGCCAATAATGTCACCATCCGGGGCCACGGTACGCTCGATGGCAATGGCGGCGCGCAATCCGTCAATGGTTGCGGCACGCTTGGCGGTGATAACGCGCATAACGCGCGGATCGCGGGGCTGACCTTCAAGAACGCCTTCAACTGGAACGTCAACATCACGGCGTCCAGCAACGTAAGGCTGGACGGGGTGAGCCTGATCGGGGGAGTCAACTCCAATGAATTTGGAGCTGGTTGCGATAATTGCTGGATCACCAACTCTTACATCAACGGCCCCTCCAACGACGGCGGCTGGACGTTTTACGGTGGGATAACCAACAGCGGCATCACGAATTGCATCGTCACCAACGCGCGGGCCAGTGGTATCGGCGTCTACGCCGATGGTCCGCAGCCGGCCGTATGCTCGAACATCGTCATCGCCAACAACGTCATACACCACAACAGTCCAGGCGGCATCTCCGTCGTTACCCAGGTGGCCGGAGATCCGACACACACGGGCATCGTGATCACCGGCAATCGTTGTTACGCCAACGGTAATTTCGGTAATCCTGTTTATGCCGATATCTGGGTGTCGCACGGTAGCGGCGTTACGATCAGCGGTAACGATCTGTCAGGATCGGGGAGCGGCCCCAATACTTTCTGGGGCGTATTCGTGGGCGTTCATTCCGACCACGTCGCCGTTGTCGGCAATACCATCTGGAACGAGGGCCAGGGAGGCGGACTGGGCAGCGGCGTCTACATTCAGGCGGCGAATGACATACTGGTCGATGGAAATCACATCTACGACAGCCAGACCGCGCGGACGATGAGCAGCGGGATCGCGGGCAGCGCGGGCGCGCGTAACGCCATCGTTGGTAATCTTTTCGGACTGTTGGGCGGGCCGGCCATGGGAATAACCCCGGCGAGCGACACGGTTATCCTCGGCCCGACCAGCAACGGCCGACTTGGGCTCACCGGTCTTGGTATCAGCTACAATAACGGCAGCGCGATCAGGTTCGGTTGGACGGGTTCGGCGGTCTCGGTGGACGTGGACGGATCACCGGAGGGTGATGTCCTGACCAACGTGCACATGGCCAGCAGGCCGAACGCCGTCGATGATGCCGCCGCCGCCGCCGCTGGCGTGGCGCTTGATCACGCATATCTTAACGGTAGCGTGATGATGATCAGGAAGACGTGAATGGGGGAGCGGTAGCATGATCATTGAAATCCTTTTCGTGGTCGTCATGTTCCTGTGGCTGCTCACGATCCTGCCACTCCCTCCGATGGCCCCGTTCGCGTCAAGCAATGTCTTCTTCGCATTCGTCGCGGTGCTGCTGCTCGGACTGTTCATCTTCCTGCCGGGGATACGGTGAGCGATGACCACCTTCCCGCTCACGCTGCCGCTCGACCGCGTCTCGCCCGTGCGTGTGCCGGCGCGCGATCTGGTCCTGGGCGGCACCGACAGCGTCACGCTGATGATCTCCATCGTCGATCGCGACAGCCCCGACGCGCTGCCGATCGAACTGTCCGGCGGCATCGGCGGGCCGGCCGTGACCATGTTCGTCTGGCCCGACAGCAGAGGGTGCCATGGTCCGAACTTCGGCGGCTGGGGGTGCGGGTGGGATTATGGCTGGGGCGGCTGGTACGGCCCTGGCGCGGCGCTTTGGACCGGCTTCGCCACGCTGGATGACATGGCCACGGGCACGTTCGCCATCAAAGTCCCGGCCGGCACGATGAGCGGTTGGCCGCACCGCTGCCGCTGGGTCATCTTCTTCGACACCGATGGCGGCGGCGAGGCCGAGTTGCTGGCCGAGGGCCGCCTGCACATCCGTCCGATGCTCTCGCGGGCGATCGATCCGCTGATCATGCTGACCGACCCGAACCCGGCGGTGCTGACCGATCCCAACGCCGAGGCCATCTTCCTCACGGGCTCGTCCTCGTCGGCGTCCGGTGCCGTGGCTACGGCCGCGCTCCAGGTCGCCACCACGACGACGCTGGGCGGCATAACGGTGGATGGCGTGACCACGATGACGTCGCCGACAACGGGCCTGCTGACCACCATCGCACGATTGGGATGAGAGCATGAGCTTCCCCGGTGTCCGCATCTCTGACATGCCCGACCTGGGCGCGGTGACCGACGCGACCTCATTCGTCAGCGAAAAAACCGGATCGGGGCGTATCTCGGCGGTGGCGCTGCGAGATTATACGAATGCCAGCATTCCTGGCGCCATCCCCGGCCCAGCCGGACCACAGGGGCCTAAGGGCGATGCTGGCCCGCCTGGCTCGCCTGGTCCGAAGGGCGATCCAGGAGCCGACGGCATATTACCCGAGGCGCCAACGGACGGCACGACCTACGGCCGGCGTGGTTCCACCGGCTCGTGGTCAGGCGTGTTGCCGCTCGCGGGCGGGCACATGACCGGGTACATGACCTCGGCCGCGACAGGTGCTTCGGCGGCGACCCTGGAAAATCTGCCAACGCTCGACTTCCTTGGTTCCACCATCAATTTTCAACGCAAGGTCACCACTGGCGCGCCGCTCTACAGCGGGGTTCGCGTGTTTCTGGAGAACCTGTCGTCTGGCTTCACCGTGGAGGCGTGGGGCGGCTACGCGGCCATGCCGGCATTCTACACACAGGCCACGTCCCGAGCGGGGAGCAACGGATCGACCGTGGCCATGCAGGCCAACCTTATCAGCCAGGGCAATAATGCTTTCGCCAGCCAGGACGTGGCCGGCGCGTTCACCGTGACCAAAACCGGGCAAAATTCCACCTGGGCGCTCGCCACGCAGTCGCAGGACAATACCGGCCTCGCTCCCGGCGCCTTCGCCACCATCGGCGCTGAAGTCGATATCCTGGCCAATGGTCCCGACAGTCCTCAGTCATACTACGACTGCACACTGGCCAACCGCGCCGGGCTGTTCATCGCGGCCAAGAACAATCCGACGAACGCATGGTCCGCCAATCACGCTTTCGCTACCGGAACAATCGTCCTGGGCACACCGTCGGGCGGCGTGGCGACGTGTTATATAGCGCAGAACGCGGGCACGACCGGATCGTCCGCGCCGACGTGGCCCACCAGCGGCAACATCGTGGACGGCACCATTACGTGGAAAACCGGCGTCGCCAATGCGATGACGATGGGCACCGGCATTTATATCGGTGGGCCGACGATCAACACCATCTTTGGTTCCGACGCGGTGATCGGTAACGCCGGGATCGACTTTTCCAAAGGGTCATTGGCTGACCCGGCCACGGGCGCGGGGATCCGGTTGCGCTCGGACATGGGGATCGATTTCACCGGCAACGGCACGGCGGCGGGTAAGAACCAACGGGTGCTGGTCTACTCCAACTTCCTCGCGACGCTGATCTATCAGACGCCATCCGGCGTCGTCACCGCGTGGAACAATGACACATCGTTCCAGATCAATGGCCGGGTTCTCATCGGGCCTGGTCCGAACGGCAATCTCGCGGGCGTCAGCACGGGGTTCAGCAATGTCGGTTTGACGATCGGGCGCAATCAATCGACTTTCGGTGAGATCGACATGATCACCGGGTCGGGCGGCATCGCATTCGCGGCGACGAACGGCTCCGGCGTGGTTGGGGCCGCTTACCTGACGGCAAGCTCCGCTGGTGTGGCGGCGGCCGGTAGCATCGGACTGTGGGGCACCGCCGCGTCCGCCGTGGCGAGCAAACCGGTCGTGAGCGGGGCGAAGGGGAGCAACGCGGCTCTCGCCTCGCTGATCCTGGCGCTGAAAAATTATGGCATGATCACGGACAGCACCAGCGCATGACGCCAACCGACAAAATCCCGGTGACGCTTCAGGCCCAGCAGTGGGAGGCGATCATGCATATCCTGTCCGACGCGCCCTACCGTGTCAGCGCGCCTCTCATCAGCGAGATCCAAAACCAATGTATCCAGCAGCAACGACTTTCTCTGGTGCCGCGCGACGAGCAACCAGCGGCGGAATAAGGGGAACCACATGAGCGTCACGACAGGCACGTTCCCCGGCATCCGCATCTTCGACATGCCGGATCTGGGCCCGGTGAGCGACACCTCCTCGGTTGTTGGCGAGCGAGCAGGGTCGGGGCGGTTCAGCGCGCTGGCGCTGCGGACTTACGCGCTCGGTGACGAGGTCGCCTTGCGCCTCGCCGGAGACCGGCAGATCGCGTTCTCGCCGTTGCAATATGGCGCGAAGGGCGACGGTGTCACCGATGACGCGCTGTCGATCCAGCAGACTCTGGACGCGGCGGCCACCGCTGGGGGCGGAGTCGTCTACCTGACCCCAACCGGGCACGCCTATCTGATCGGCACCGGGTTGTCGGTCGCCGCCGGCGTCATGCTGGCGGGAGCCGGAACGCGCAACTTCGCGGGCACGACCGCGACCATCGCGCAATGGACGGCTCGGGGATCGTGGCTTCAAAGCACGGATACCACAAAACCAGCGGTGGTCTTGCAGGGTCACGGCGCTTCCATCGACGGCGTGAACTTCATTTACGCCCACCCGATCCCCAACGGTTCGTTCAGTCCAACGAATTATCCCGTGACGATTTATGTGCCAGGCACGGGCAGCGGAGACCTTAATTCCATCAGCCGCATCATGGTGATCGGCGGAACGGCTGGCATATGGCTGGATTATACCACGGGCTCCGGCGGAGGAACCGGCGTCACCATAAGAGACGTTCTACTTTCGGTGTTTTTTTACGGATTGAGGACAATCAACGTGAATGACACAATTTGCGTTGAAAACATGAAAGTCAGAAACCTCTGGTATGATACGACCGCGTCCGTGGTGAACCATAATCTCGCCAATCTGGTTGGATGGGACTGCCACTATACAGACAATGCCGTGGTCAACGGCTTCGAGGTTTTCCAGGCAAAAGATGGGTTCTTGTTCACGGATGGAACGTGCCTTGGCACGACGCATAGCCTGTTCAATGGCCAACTCACCAATGTCTCGTTCAATCTCGTGGACACCGGCATGGCGTGCGCCTCCACCAGCACGACCCTGACGGGGCAGTTCAACAATACGCTCGCGCAATCAGCCGACGGGGCCTCGGCCGAATTGTTTGGTTTGAACTCGGATAACGTCGATGTCGCGTTCAGCAACCTCCGCATCCCCGCCGCCGGCGGCGGCCTGATGACGATTGGCAACGGCGGAGGGGGCAGGATAACGATCGATAACCTGGAGTGCCTGGGGTATTCGGGGAATGCCCCCGGACTTGCCGGCATCCAGATATCCGCGAATGCGACGCTCACGATTGGCGTCATCACGCTGGTCAGGGATGCCGGTGGCGGCCGGTTCTTTTCGGGGCCTGGACTGGTGCGCTCCGAGAACGACGGTTACTGGCAACCGTTCACAGCGCCGCAATCGGTCACCGCGACCGGTGGCACGCAGAACGTTGGCGTCACCAACGCATTCGATCCGATCGAGCACGGCGCGCTTCAGGGCCGCATCATCGGGTCCGCCAACGTCACGACGCCGCAGCCCGGCGGCACCATGGCGTTCGGGATCTCCGGCTTTCCGGCCATCACGATCTCCGGCGTATCGGCGGGCAGTGCGGGCTTGCATCTGCTTGATTCAGGGTGGCTCGATTTCGTCACCGGTCCCGGCGGCGAACTGGGCACTGTTCAGGTGACCGCTACGGCCGGCGTCGTGGTGGATGTCTCTGGCGTCATGATGGAGTGGCGCTGACCAGATGTCCGACTCCGCCACGCTCCAGGCGCTACAGCAGGCGCTCAAGCCCAAGACCGGGATGCAGCGCATTCCGTTCCCGCTGGAGAGTTATGAACATCCAAGCCTGCCTTTAGTCGCGAAACGGTTGATTAATTTAATGAGTGAGCAGCAGCCGGCCGACGCGCTCACCGCCGCCGCGCTGGTCTCGACGCCGGCACTGGTGCCCTATCTCGTGGTCGGCGACGGACCGATCCTGGCGATGAACGACGACATGGTCGGCGTTATTTATGTTGTCAGCGGAACAAAGTTCTACCGCGTGCGGTTTCCGGGCGGCGCACCGGCCGTGGAGATGCTCGGGGACGTCGGCACCGCCAACGCCGGCTCGTCGCCCTGGAACAGCTTCCCGACGATCGCGGCGGGACCAACGGCGGCCGTGGTCTGCGTGGCGCCCAATGCCTGGACGTGCGGGCACTTCCCCGGCGATCCGCTGAACCAGATCACCGACCCCGACTTCCCCGGCGCGTCATCGGTTTGTTACGTTGACGGATATTTCGCGTTTTCCTCAACGGGCGACACGGCGAAGTGGTTCATCTCGCGGCTGCTCAACCCTTCCGACTTCGACGCTCTGGACTTCGTATTTTCCGATGCGACCCCGAATATCATCCGCCGGGTGATCGCGCATCGCGGTCAGGTCTGGACCATCGGCGAAAACGGTTTCGAGGTCTGGTATGACAGCGGCAACGCGGATTTTCCGTTCCGGCGCGTGATCGGCGGGGTGATCAATGGTGGCACCGGCTCGCCGCAATCGGTCTGCCGGGCCGACAGTTCGGTGTGGTGGCTGGGGCTCGACGGCATTGTCTACCGAGCGAACGGTTACACGCCGAAACGGGTTTCCACGCACGCGATCGAGGCGATTGTGGGCGTGCAGTCGATCGGCCTCGTCGGGCTGACGCATTCTTATCGCGGGCACATTTTCTATTGCCTGACGACGGCGGACGCCCGGACGCTCGTTTACGACATCGGGACCGGCGTATGGCACGAACGATCGACCAGCACGAACGGCTCCGGCCCGTGGCGGGCGAACACCGCCGCCACCGACAACAACTCGCTCCATTTGTTCGGGGACCGCGCCTCCGGGCAGCTCTACACGCTGGCGATGGCCGCGAACGACGCGGGCGTGGCGGTCATCCGGCAGGCGACGTTGCCGCCGCTGGTCGTCAGCAGCGTCCGGGGTGCCCGCGCGTTTTGCAGCCGGGTGGAGGTGGAGATGGAGGTCGGCGGCGCGCAAACGCCGGGACCGGTGCTCCTCCAGTGGTCCGACGACGGCGGGCGCTCCTGGAACGCGGGGCGCACCATGTCGGCCGGCGTCTCCGGCGATTATCGCCATCGGGTGTTCACCACGCGCCTCGGCTCGTTTCGCGAGCGGTGCTTCAGGATTACGGTTCACGGACTTTGCAGACTATATGCTATGAGCGCGGATATATCCCCAGGGGCAAATTAAATGGCAGCACCTCGACCTTTGCCATCGCAAGAGCAACTGAAAGAACTGTTCGATTATGATCCAGTCACTGG